TATAACAGTAGGTAGTAGTAGCACAAGCGTACTGTATACAATGGGCGAGGTTCACATTGGTGCCACACTCGCCGCCGCAACCGCAACCTGTGCCATACGTAAGGGTGCAAGCGGTGACGGGATTGCCAATCTCGATTTCTATTCCACTGCGAGCCCGGGACCTAGGACAGCATATATATCAAGGAACGCCGGTGCTAACGGCAATCTCGTTATAAACAATACAGGGACAGGTAAGCTCCAACTGACAAACGTCGGGGCAGGCTCGTTTGAGGTTAGCGTCAATGGAGGTATAGGTTTGGCAATTAATAACACCCAAACCACTACTCTTCACGGTGACCTATATGTAAATGGTGGTGCCGCCAGTAACAAGATTATTGTAGGTAATGGTTCCGCTGTTGCTTGCGGGGTAGAGCTTGGTTTGGCTCGAACGGGGAACGAAAGTTCTTTTATAGATTTTACCACACAAACCACGACCGCTGATTTTGACGCAAGAATAATGCGCATTCACGACGGCGGAGCGGGCACACCCGGAGTTTTAAAAATTCAAAATAACGGTGACAAGAATATATTGTTAAGGGTTGGAGATCCAGCAGCAGCCGTACAAACCCAGAGAGAGTCATTTGCGGGTGCTGGCATTAAAACCGGAGCCATAGGGTTTGACAACCTCGAAACAGATCCCGCCCAATTAAAGACCAGTGGTACTGACCCCAACGTTGCGTGCTATGGGGCCGGTGTTTCCATTCAGAACGCACAAAATACGATACACGCTAGAGGGCGTGTTGCGTGGAATTCTGGAACCTCTAGCTTTGATATCTCTTCGGATAATTTTAACATTGCGTCTGCCGTGACGTTCGCGCTTGATAATTCAGAGGTAGTAGTGACGCTTGACGTAGCGATGAAAGATATAAACGCATGTTCGATTATTGTTAGCCCTTCGATGGGAGGGATGTCGCTACCTCCGCAGGTGGCTTGGGGAACCGCAGCAAGCGCATCGGAGATATGGGTTCAGCAATACCTGTGGGATAACGCCGCGTCAACTTGGGTGTCAGCGGCGGCAAACTTCTATCTGTTGGTGGTGGGGCCTCCGGCATAGAAGGTAAATAGTTAATTAAAAAAGAAAACCTATATTTTGAGGAGAATATTATGGCTAGGGAATTATCATTAAATCATTTAAAGATTCACAAGAGTGCTGACGGGAGCCTTTATGCACATATGGCTTATTCCATAGCCGATGGAGATCTACGTAAGAACGGGGAACTTCTAGTGCAGCCGTTGGACGGATCTAAGACAGTAGACCAGATTATTCTGGAGCTAGAGACAGAGAGAAAAACAGCCGAAGATGTACCGGGAAGATAAGCTCGAATGCCCTTGGATAAGCAAAACATATCCTATGATTTTGGAAAAGGTCTTAGTGAGGCTGTCGATCCCGATTTATTGGCTGACGGGTCCGTTCTCAAGGTAAAGGATGGGGTTTATAATCAGGCCGGTCGCGTCGATAAGCGCGATGGCTATGATGTTCTTTCCAGAGCTGTTTTGGACCCCGGTGGATTAAAGCCTATTCGTCCATTAATGGGGGTAACAGGTGTTCACAGTCATAACGATCAATTAACTGCATCTGAATCCACATCCATTCTTTCTTACAATGAAAGTAGGGAGCTATGGACGGCATCCGGTGGCTTTCATCGGGCCTGCGCCTTGGACAAGGATGAACTCGTTGCCTGCGATTATAATATAATTAGGGCCTCCCACGCGGAGGCCAATAACCTACGGGTAGTTGTTTTTGAGGGAGCGTCTCATGTGGTGGGATACAAGGTCGTAGACAGGGAATCCAATACAACCCTATTTATAACTTATGATGTAAATCTCCAGCTCGTTGGTGGTTCATATGCCGATGTTGTTGATGGGGGTGCCGTGGGAGCGCACCAGTATACAGATCCATCTATAGTGGAGAAGGATGGAAAATTCTTTATTTTTATGGTTCGTGACAGATACAACTTATGGATTAATGCGTCAGGCGGAAATGTTGTCCCCCCTGTGAGGGAACCGGCAACAGTGAATCCGGGAACCGGAGTAAATGAGTATCCAGAGCTTATTATGTTTGGTTTAAACTTGGTAGATTATTCCCTAACCTATCAACCGAACCCGGCTGAAGAAGAAAGATACCTTATTAAATTCGACCTTGGGGATCAATACAACAATTTTACGCACCATAATGGTAGTGTTCATGACGACTTCAATGACCACTCTTATTGTTCTTATGATGTAAAGGTTCCTAAAGTTGCACTGGGACAGCCTTCCACCACGGATAACTATTTTGTAGTGGTGGTTAGCGCCTGCTGGATTGCACGCATATACACTGTGCGTACAGATCTTTCTTCAATCGTAGATCATCATGATGCGGAGGTAACCGGAGCCTCAACTGCGCCAGACGGGACATATTACACTGGCAAGGAGGTTAATTTTATCTGTGTGGGCCAATCATCTCGCACAGGAGGACCAATCGCAGGTGAAAAAACGTGGAGGGCTTGGTGGTGGAAGTGGGAAAATCTGCCCGATGGCAATGTTTGCCGCTATATGAATTTTAGCATCGATAGCGACGGCCTCATAACACAAATTTCGGGAGGAACTAACGTAGATGAGTTTGATAATAAAAGCCAACCTTGGTCAGATTATAACCCTCTTACCGATGCCGCATTCATAGGCTTTACTGTGACCGATATTTATACTCCCACTACCTCTCTCAAAATTTATGAACTAGATTCTACAGCCACACTAGGACTGGTTACTAGTCCGGGGTGGTCCGTTTCTAACTTACAAATTCCCCAGAGGTGCGGTGTAAAGTCCAATCCATTTGTTTATTACAAAGACCCAAGCGGCGGAACTGATGCGCGTAAATATGGGATGGCTATAGCGGTTACACCGACGCTGGATGGGTTGGCTACAAATTTCATTTTCGCAGAAGGCGGTCAGCAAAATGTTATTTGTAAGTATTCATCGGGATCTTCCTCAACAGACGAGTGGGGTAGGTTTTTTAATAACGTGGCTCTGGCGTTGCCATATAATTCTTATTGGAATCTTATGACGGGGACCGCCCCCGACTTTAATATTGATGCCGTTTCACCCACCTTCATGTGGTCTTCTCCTCGACCGTCCCCTCTGGTGCAGCAATCTGTTGAGAATGGTCCGTATGACCTTACATCCTTAACTACTATTGAAAGAATTCAAGCCCAAGTAGAGGATGGGGAGATATTGGCCGATGGGCGCGTCCGAGAAATAACGATGGACTTAGGTGACAAGGTGTCCCCTGATTTTTTGAGCTTTTCTTCAGACCTCTATATGAATGGTGGCTATTTTGCTGTTTTTGATAATAACGTAATTGTAGAAAATAACTTCCACTTGCCTCCAGTAATTACGTCTATCAGTAACGAAGGTGGAACCCGATGGAAGTATAGGGCCATTTATGAATGGATTGATGACAATGGGAATCTTCATCGATCTGAGCCTTCTGCTTTTATGGCAACCTCCACAGACCCGGATTCCGGAACAGGGACAGAGCTAGACATAGTGGCTCCCATTATAACAGGAAAAGTTATTCATCATGTCTCGATAGCCGTATACAGGACGGAGGCAAACAAAGATGTTTATTTTAGGGTAACTAAACAACTGGCACCAGTTTATCCGGTGGCTCCCGCAGACCGAGATGAGTCAAATCGCCATATTAATCCTAATGTTTTAGGGGAGACCATAACTCTTATCGACGAACTTAACGATACAGACATTATTGGAAATGAAATTCTCTATACCACTGGAAGTGTCTTGTCTAATGTTCCCCCCCCTTCAATGAATACCATTACGGAGCATGATGGTCGTATATTTGGATCTGGATTAGACAATCCCAATGTTATTTATTATTCCAAGATAAAAAGGCCAAACACCAGCATAGAATTTTCTGAATTATTAACCATAGATGTCCCGCCAGAAGGCGGTCAGATTGTAGGGCTCAACTCCCTTGATGGAAACCTCATTATATTTAAAGAGAATAAGGTTTACCGGATGTATGGCGAAGGTCCAGCCGATACAGGAGCCAATTCCACCTATAGTAGGCCAACTCTAATATCCAGTAGTCACGGGGCAAAAACAGACAAGGCCATTATTAATACCATCTATGGAATTGTTTTTAGAGGAACGGACGGAGGAATTTATCTCCTAGACCGTAGCCTTGTTTTTAAATATATAGGCGCTCCTGTCGAAGACAGTAACAACTTGGAAATCGTTCACGCAAGCAATCTCGGTTTGGATAATGAAATCAGATTCATATTAGAAAACGGTGAGGCGCTTGTATATAACTACTGGTTCGACCAATGGTCAAGATTTACGAATCACACTTCAGTGGGCTCGACAGTCTGGAAAGACAAGTTTGTAATGGCTCGGGTTGATGACTCTAAGGGTATATGGGTACAAAACAGAAATTCATACCTAGATGTAACGGAGCCTATTTATCTCGATGTAGAAACTGCGTGGATTAAATTGGCGGGAATAAAAGGTTTCCAAAGGTGTAATTGGTTAAGCTTACTGGGTGAACAAACTGACGCGCATGATGTTAATGTGTCTATTTTCCGCGATTATAACAATGATCCCGTTGAAAGCTTTACGGTAGACGGATCGGATATCTTGGGACTTCATCCTTATGGAGATCCAGCATGTGGCCTCTATGGAGTTCCTGCGTGTGGTCCATATGGCTGGCCCGGTGATGACGTATATCAGTGGAGACATAAGCCACATATCCAAAAGTGCGAAAGTATTAAATTAAGCATAAAAGATACGGCAGAATTATCTGGAGTATATGATGCCAGTATAGCTACAAATTTTAGTTTAAAGAACCTTACGTTATATATTGGAGTTAAGAAGGGTCAGTTTAAACTGCCCGAAAGAAAGACTGTATAGGAGATTATTATGGCGAATGGATTTGATTATGGGGGTGACAACCCACTTAGCTTTGGGGTTAACTCGTCGGGATTCCCTAACCGATTTCCAGATAATTTTTATAACAGCGAAGGTGGGCCACCTTCTGGTGGTGGACAGGGAAGTGGGTTTATGGGCGCTTTGAGTGGAGGCGCTGAATTAGCTGCTCCTATGCTGGGAATAGCTGGCTCTAGTGGAGCATTAGGATCGACTGGCTTAATGGCTGGACTTGGAGCTGCGGCTCCCTATGCAATCCCGGCTATTCTGGGAGCGGGAGCGTTATGGAAGTACTTCAAGGGAAGACAGGATAAACCGGGTGATGCGGGTCAAAAGCAGCTTAGATTAGCCACTGACTATCATAAAGACGTTATGTCGGGACAAAATAAGCAAGGAACCCAGCAGTTTAAATTAGCCCTTAATGAACTCCTGAAGAAAAAGGCCGCCGGGATCGGCTCTACAAGAATTAATCCAGCACTGGCTCTAAAGCTTATACAGGAGGGTCAAGAAGGATCAGAAGCCAAGGCTATGAGTGACTTCACGCGGCTAAACGAGCAAGCTAGGCAAGAGTCAGCGGGAGCTTTAGCAAGTCTTGGAGCGGGTGCATCTGCCCGACAGCAACAATTTGATCTCGCCCAGCAAGCCAGAAGAGACAAGCTATACGGTGAAATAATGAAGGGCATTAGTAGCGCAGCCATTAAAGGCTTCGGCGCAGGATAAGGAGAAAATAATGGCCTACAGAGTGGACGAAGAACAGGGTTCTCATTATTCAGCTCCCAGTCAATGGCAGCAGCTACAGGATATTATTTCTGAGTTAGACCCTAATCGTATCGGTGATGAGGCTGCTCTTATCAAGGTAGCCAAAAGAGCTGAAGAGCAAGGACTGGGAACCTATGACCAGCTAAGAGACCAAAGCTGGTTTGGAAAAGAAGGTCTTTGGCAAAATCCCCGAATTCCTTGGAGCAATGTAGGCTATGGGCCGATGGAGAGAGCTATAGGGGAGAGAAAACTAGCCGCAGATGAGGCTGCGTTGGAGACACAAGAAAGAGCCGATGCTAGTTACTTGTCTGCTCTTACCCCTGCACAACAGGCTGAGTATGCCCTGCAACAAGCCCAGACCGCTGCACTCCCTATGGGGGAGAGAGGGCCAGTTTCTGGTGGTCAGAGATACGTAGAAGATCTCAAGGCGCAGCAAACAGCTCAGGCACTGCGTTCTCCTGGACTCGCTCAAGAAGGTATGGCTGTGGCTGATGATCCCTTCTATCTCCAAAAGCTGGCAGAAGCAGAGGGGAGGGAGTCGGAAGCCGAAAGGCTAATAAGGGAAGTACGGCAGGCTAAATATGGTAAAGGGAGCGGTATTCCCAGACCTTTACGCGAACGACTTCTTGAACTGTCTCCAGAATTTGATGCAGAAATCGCGGCTCTCGATGAGTCTCCTGAAGCACAAAGGAAAGCGGCGGCTGAAGGAAAACTGGATACTCTTCTTAAGGAAGGGGAGCGCATTACAAAATATGACGAGGAGACTGGCCGGGAACTCACTATGGCCGCAGACTCGTGGATTAAGTACGAGACTCAACAAGAGTTCAATAAAGCTAGAACTGACGCAGTCGAAAACTTTAATGCAGACCTCTCCGGTGGAATAAAGGGTTCTGATTTGGTTTATGCTCAATTAGCGGTGGTCTTAGGTTCTGTTGGAACAGGGTTGGCGGGAGGAAAGAATCCCGCTCTGGAAGCCTTTAACAGACTTATCGATAGAGATGTAGAGCGCCAGTATAAGGAGCAAGAAGCACGGCTTAAGAATATGGACTTAACCAACGAGCAAACTCAAAACATGCTCTCAATGGCAAAGTCGGATAGACAGAATGAAATAGCTGGACAGTTAAACGTGATAGCGCAATCCACAACGGATCTAGCTCAGAAAGCTAGGATAAAAGAGGTGTCTAAGCAATTAGAACTAAACGCACTATTGGGACAAAAGCAAACGTATGACAATACCGCCCAACTGATAAGTAAAAAGTTTGAGGCAGAGCTTAGGGGACTTGTCGGAAAAGGAGCGCCCAAGACTTCAGCGGAACTTAAAAAGGCAAAGAGGGAAACCGACAAAATGAGGTACGCCGTTGGAGAGCTGAAGAACTCTTTTAAGCTAATGGCTAAAACGGCTAGCTTCGGAGACAAGCTAATGGGCTATTTTGGAAAAGAGACCGGGTTTTTTCGTGATGTAATAAGGGCTACGGGAGCAATGCCCAAGGAAGTTGCTACCTATCTCAACAAAAGAACCAATACACTGGCTCAGGTTGTTAAGGCTCTTCAAGGTTCTCGTCCTTCTGATTTTGACTGGAGAAAGCTAGAGGTTCTTTTCCCCGGAGTCTTGGACACTGAGGAGTTGGCGATGGCCGACTTTGAAGCTGTCGAAGCTATGGTGGAGGCCAATGCAAGAGCGGAGATGGGAGACGAGGTGGCGGCTGCGGAGCTTGAAGAACTGAATGCGGCTCTCTATGACACCTATGCAGCTTTAGCGGATAAGGCAGACTGGAAGATGACTCCCGGACAACGAGCAGACTTTTTTGCTCAAGTGGAGGCTGCGGGTTCTGGTGGAAAGGACTTTTCCTCGCTAGTCAAGCAGCACATTTCCAAGGGTGCGGGTACCGCACCTTCGGCTCTGAGTGAGGGTGAACTGCTGCAATCCTTGGGTTCACAAAGGTATAATCCCTAGTGGC